GTCCTTCGCGCCCCCGGACCCCCGGGGGGTCATGCCCCGGGGGTCGTCCTTTTTCGGAACCCTTGCCCTCCCTTGGCCCTTAGCCATTGTTGGCCTTCTCCAGCAGCTCATGGCAAGGCCGACACACTGCGATGCAGTTGCGTGGGTCTAGCCTGCCCTCGACCGATGCGTACCACTTGCGCTTGTGATGCACTTCCGTGCTCGGTCTGGTCTCGCATACCTGGCAAAGCGGGTGATTCGCCCGGATGTTGCGAGACAGCCTTTCCCATGGCCTCCCATGTCCCTTGCCGCTGTGGCCTGCACGTACGCGCACCGGCTTCGATGCCCACTTGTTGGTCGGCTCACTTCGCATTTTCTACCTCCTTGCAGAGGCCGCCGAGCACCTCGATCAGACGGTCGTCGTCCTCGTACCTCCATGCCGCGCACCATGGCGAGTAGTTCTCGCGGAACAGCAGCAGCGGCACGTTGTCGCCTGCGTCGGAGACGGCCTTGTCGATGATCGACCTCATGTGCTTGTGCCGCGCCGGCTGCGCCTTGTCCCACGTCGGGCTGATGTCGCCGCGCAGGATCAGCGGGAGCAGCTGCGCTTCCGCGACGTAGATGTCGTCCTGCGTGAGCGTGAGCCCGTAGTTCTGCGCCGCGTTGATCAGGCGGCGGTAGGAGCCCTGCATGTTCTTCACCTCGACGTGCAGCGTGAGAAACGGCCTGCTCGGGCAGAACAGGTCTGCCCTGCCCTTGCCCCAGCGTTGCGCGCTGCGTTCCCACTTGATGCCCGTGATGTCCTCCATGAACGCGGCGGCGTTCAGCTCGCCCTTGATGCCCTTGGCCCGTGAGTTGATCATTGTTCCTCCGTCTGGATGTGCTTGCCGTGCTGCACGTTCACGTTGCGCGGCTGCCTGTCGTGCAGCGCGTCCGGGTTGCCGTACAGCTTCGTCAGGAGGCGCTGGTTCTCCTGGGTGAGGTCAACGATCACGCGCTGGTGAAGGTCCCGCCAGTACAGCAGCGTGTCGACGAAATCGCAGATGCGCTTGGGCACGTGCGGGCGCGACTGCTCGAACCACTCGCGCTCCCGGCGGATCGTCTCTTCGACCTTGGTCATGCTGCCACCGCCTTGATCCGGTGAAGCACCAGCGCGCGCACGTCCCGCGCCCCGGTCAGGTCGATCGTCACCTTCGAAAGAGTGTCGTAGGCCGCGTTGCCGGTGCGGGCCCACACGTCGCAGAACACGCCCCATGCCCACTGGGCCTCGGGCATGGTCAGCCCGTGCTGCGCCATCACCCGCCGGCAGACGCGCTCCTGGGCGTCGAAGTCCGCCCGGGGATCGCGCTGGCGGATCCGGTTTCTGACCTGATCAGAGATCCCCCACCCCCCCGTTCCGGCGTCAGCCGGGGACAGGTTAGGTTGGTGGTTAGTTTGGTAGTTAGGATCCCTCGCTCCCTGTGAGCGACCACCTCGCTCAGGCTGAGCGACCACCTCGCTCTGTGTGAGCGACCCACCTCGCTCACCCTGAGCGAGGTCAAGGCGGTACGTGAGCGCCTTTCCCCACCCTTGGGACTGCACGATCCGCTTCGTCCGGAGGGACGCCAGGGTGCGCTTGACGGTCGAGATGTGGAGCCGCGTCTTGGCGGCCAGCGCCGCCTGCGACGGGAAGATCCGCTTGCCGTAGTCCGCCAGGGCGAGGAGCACGAGCAGCTCCTCGGAGGTCAGGCACGGCGCCAGGCGGAAGATGTCGCCGGTCCTGGCGTGGTCAGCCGTCCGTGGCTTGGCCATCCTTGGCCTCCTTCCTGGCGAGCTCCGCACGTAGGCGCTCAATCTCCTTACGGGCCTTAATCAAGGCGCGCGGCACGGGGACATCGTGCTCCAGTTGCGGTTTTGGGGTGAGCAAGTGAAGAAGCACAATGGCAAGACCGTCCTCTTCATCGGGAATCAAAACGGCACCTCCTTGCTCTCCCACACGTCCACGACGATCGGACCCTTCTCGCGGTCCTCGACCGTCACGTCCACGCGCTTGCCCTTCAACGCGTCCTCCGACAGCTCCTTGAACGAGGTGAACTTCTCGCCGCCCTCGAGGACGAGGCTCCAGAACGTCTTGCCGCTGGCCTTCGCCGTGAGCGTCTTGACCTCGGAGCAGACGCCAGTGACCGTCCGCAGCCCCTTGGATGCCTTCTGCGGCGTCCGCTCGTCGGAAGGAGCCGGGAGCCGTCGCGGCGCTGCGGGCGCCTCTGCGGGAGCCCTAGCGTCTTCTTCGGCTGCCCCGGCGTCATCGTCCTCCTCAGCAGCAAGGCACAGCAGTGCGTTCAGGCCATATCGACGTAGGTATGTGATGACGCCGCCACGGTCCTGCGGCTTGCTGGGACATGGTGCGCGCTGGGTGCTCTCGACGGTCTCGCCCGACGAATGCACCAGCCTGGTCGTGACCAGCAGATCCGTGCCGTCGTTGCCCAGCAGCTGGATCACGCCCAGGCCGTGCTTTGCCAGCGCGGGCCTTACAACGGCCACGACGGCCGAGAGGGATGCGTACTTGTAGGGCTTGCCGCCGTAGGCGGTTGACTGACTGTCGAAGGCCGGAGCCTTTAGATCAGGCTGCGCCTGAACAAGCGCCGCCGCCAGCTTCGACGCAAATGCAGCTGTTTCCATCACGTGCTCCTCGCACGGGTGATGGTGGTCGGTAACAGGCCCTTGCTATGCGTGTTCTGTTAAACGAGAACCGCGGACCTTGAGCATCACCGACCAGCGTCCATCACCGCTGTGCGCGGAGTCTATCGACCATGGCCCGAAACTTCTGCATTTTTCTCTGTTTCTGCTGTTCTTCGGTCTTGCGGGTCAAAGCGGCGCGTAACCGTCGCACGGCCCATGAGTTACTGGAGCCAACGCGCCACCGCCAATCCCAGCTTCCCTCTGGGTCGCACGACAGCGCCCATTGGCCTTCCGGCCAATCGTCGCGGCGAACCAGCCACCAATCCCCACGGCCGGCATCCATGCGCCGGAGGGACGTCCTTACGGAATCGTCCATGCCCGCAGTATACCTCTGGCATGGGGTTGCTCGGATGCCTGATTCTTCCGCTCGTGGCGTTCCTGGTCGGAATGCTGATTTGGCGGTTTATGCGCTCGGCCGTCCGCTCTGGCGTCCAGCAGGCACAGCCAGCGGCCCCGGTGGTTCAGGCACCACGCCACGTGCCGACGCCGCCTCCCGTTGTCCCGGGCCTCACCGAGGCCGACGTGCGCCGGATCGTCCGCGAGGAGCTGCGGGCAGCCCAGCAAGCGGCGGCGGCTCGGCGCGCCGGTAGCCCAGGCGCCACACCACCCGGCTCATCTCGCGGGCCATCTCGGTGACCGTGGTCTCCTCAAGCTCGGGTCGGCAGCAGTGGATCAGTTCGTGGAGCACGGTGTCCAAAAGCTCTTCCTCGGACTGCCATGAGGCCACCCGGATCACCCGACCCTCAGCCCGGCCCGGATCGTCCATCCGGCCGTAGTCCTTCAGGTTGCCGCTGGCGCGAAGCACCCACCACTTCCCGCCGAGCTTGACCCTCACGACGCCCTCCGGAAGTCAGCCGCGAGCCGGAAGCGGTCTGTGCCGGTGCGCTCGAAGTACAGGCGCATCCAGACCGCACCCAGCGGCTTGGGCGGCCCGCCGCGCTCCACGTGCCAGCCGCCGAAATGGTCGCCGTACTCGTCCTTGTAGGTGCCGCACCGCACGTGGTGCTGCGCGTCCAGGCGGACCTTCCAATCGCCTTTCTCCGCGTGGAGCCTTTCGCGGCCGACCGTATGCCACCAGCTGTCGTGCGTGTGGCCGCCGACGATGATCTGCGCGTCCGGCGTCCAGGAGGCGATGCGGCGGATCCGCAGCGTGTCCATGGTCATCAGGCCGCCGCCGCCGGAACCATGGAAATACTTGAGGTTCAGCGAGTACAGGCGCGTGTGCCACTTGACCTGGAACACGACCCAGCCGCCGTAGCCGCCGGAGCAGACCCTGTGCCCGGTGCTCTGCGTCATCCGTTCGCACAGGCGCTCGGTCAGGTCGGTCTCTTGGTTCTTGAGGACCGAGGTCTCGTGGTTGCCCCTGCCGATGACCACGAAGTTCTTGGCGTAGGGCGCGTAGAAGTCGTGGGCGTACCGAACGACCGAGTCGAAGTAGTCCGGGCAGGTGGCGTGCTCCGGCCTGACGCCCTGCCGGCTGCGCCTCGGGTCCGCCCTGCCCTCGAGGCAGCAGAACAGGTCGCCGCAGTCGATGATGCCGGCGCCCAAAGCCTTGGCTTCTTCGAGGTGTTTCCGTTCGAGCCAGTGGTCGGCCTTTGGGTTGTCATGATGCCTGTCCGACGATAAAAGCCAGTGGCTTTCGGCCCTTGCGGCGTTCATGTCGAGCTTTACGAGGTGGATGTTTCTGGCCTTCTGCTCGACGGTGAACATGGGATTCCCTTCAGGCGCCGCCCGGCTTGAACGGCACCAGCTTGTTGAGCTTCTCCTGTCGTCGCTTGCAGCCGCAGCCCGGCTTCTGCTTGATGCCGAGCGCCGAGGCAACCTTGGCAACCACGTCACCCAGACCGCGCGCGGGAATCTGCTTCGGTGGCGCTGGTGCAGGAACCGCAGGCGACGACATCCGTGTCATGTCAATGGAACCGCACGGGATGCCGGCAACCTCGTCTTGCCGGCATTTGCGGGTGAACAGCATGCCGCGCACAAAGTCAAAACAGAACGCCCGAGGGGCGCCTTCGACTTCCAGCGTTAGAGTTACTGCAACCGGATGACCGTAATGCTTGACGGTGGTTTCCATTTGCTCGCCATTTCTCCTGTATCGACACCATTTTCCCAATCGCAGTCGCTCAATTTGCCAACACACGTGCACGGCTCAAAATCACACACAGACGTGTTTGGGTCGTTCTGGATCTTCCAAGACCCTACGCAGCCATTTGTCGAATAGCCGACCAGCTGGTATCCGCCTTCCGCAAACCAATCGCACGCCCTTTGCGGCTTCGCGTAGATGCACGTCCAATACTGCGGTGCTAGGGTGTATGGGCCAAACTGAAAGCAAGACAGCGTTCCCTTTCCCCCTTGAGGGTTTGGGACGCAGTCGATGTAGCTGTCGTAATAGGTAACGTCAGGACCGACAAACTCAACGACGACTGCCGAATACGTCTGGCCGTTCAGTGATCCATGAACCGGCGAGCAGTTCGACGTTCCGCCACCACCGACGGAGCACGAGCCAGGCCGGACGCACCGATGGATTTTCATAAACGTCACCCCGTCGCCAATGAAATCATCAATATGGCCTGCGTTCACGGACGCGCAATAGTTTGGATGCACGGTACATAGGTTCGGATTTGAGTAACCCACGCAACCCGGCAACAGCGGATCTCCCGGACACGGCTGGTGGTAGACGCAGCCAGTTACTTCAAGGGTATGCGTAGACGCAGGAAGTGGATCCGACTGAACGGCTGACGGCGCGCAAACGTCGCAGAACAACGGGACGCATCCGTTGTTATCCCTACAGTCCTCAATTTGCTGGTAGTTGTTTGGCCATGTGACGGATGTCATCCGCAGCGTCCTAAATCCGCAATCCGCGCCATCAAAAAAACCCGGAGTCGTGTTTAGGCACGTATTGCATGGTCCGCCTGACAGATATTCGTCCGGGCAACCGCCGGCAAACTCGCCGGCGCCAATGGTCTGATTTGTCATCACGTTGACGCCGTCGCCGCAGGCGCAATTCACTATGCCTGCGGATACAACTGTCACTCGGTATTTGATGTCATCAAAACCGTCAAACGGCGGCGGACATGGATCGCAGGTGCCGTTCGGCTGCTGTCCTGTTCCGCAGCAGCAGGACTTCACTTCTGCTTCCTGCAATACCAGAAGCCGAGGATGGCGCCTACCGCCAGCACGGCGGCGAGGATTACGACGGTGGAGCTGAAATCACTTGCGGCGAGCATTGGCAGTGGCCTTTCGTGGGTGCTTGGTTCGGAAGGTTGATCCGATGGAACATCCTGCGGAGAACGACGCGACAACCATCAGGACGATGGCGATGATTAGCTGCTGTTCGGATGTCATTTCTTGATCCTGTAGACGATTGCCGCAAGCGCCACGGCGCCGACGGCGACTGCGGTGAAACGCACTGCTCCCCAGACGGGGCTTTCCGAGTCCTCGACGTAGGCGATTTGCTGGTGCACCTGGGCTGCGGAGGCGTCGATCTCGTCCAGCTCGCGCTGCGCCTGGACAAGGTGATCGCGGGCACGGATTGCCGCGGACCGCACGTCGTTGGTCTCGCGGCTGATGGTGCCCGTCGCCGTGGCACACCCAGCAAGGACGAGGATCGGAAGAAGACGTTTCAATCGAAGAACTTCCGGTATGGCGTGGCCGGGGCCGGATCCACGACGGGCAGGGACGCGGTCAGTGCGTTCGGCAGTCGCACGTTCGCGTGCCATCGCTGGTCGCCGCCAGGTATCGGTCCGATCATGTCCACGGCGATGCCGCCAATGGCATGGAACTCCCCATCGACCATGAAGCCGATCCCGGCGTTGCACAAGGCGGTGGCCATCGCGGACTTCGTTGCGGTGCGTAGGAATAGATCGGTCATAGCATCGCCTCGATCTGCGCGGTCGGCAGTCGCGTGTTCCAGTACTTCAGTTCTGAGATGCAGCCGTTTAGGTAACGGTCATTACCGAAATTCTTGTCGGTGCCAATCGTCATCCGGTCACAAGCGGTTGCGATCGTATTGTCGGCATCCGTCGCGGTTTGGTTGTCCGCGGAATGCAGGATGTTTTGCCCGCTCTTGATTCCGATTACGAAGCCGGTGTTTGCCGCAGCCGTAGCCGTAACCAGAATCATGTCGTAGGTCGTGAAACGCTGATCCAGCGACCGGACGTACTTTCCGGCGTCACTGACTGCCGAACGGTATGCCGCGTAGTTCAGCAATCTTCCGGTCGTTGCGTCGTGCAGCTCAAACGCCACCCGGTCCGTCGCGGCCTTGTGCGCGGTCGGCTGGTTCATCGAATACTTGACCAGCATGGTGAAATCGCTTTGGCTGGTGAAGTACTGCGGGAACACCGCTTGCGTCATCGTGCATTGGTCGCCGCCACGGCTTACCGTCTGATTTTCCGTTTCGATGTACGAGGTGGCCAGGCTGTCGGCTTCGAGCTGCGGACCGTAGAGCTCGGTCCCGGCTCCCGTGGCGATCCGGAATCCAACACGCTGATCGGCGGTTGTCGCCGTGACGATGTACCGCACCCAATCGCCTGTAATGGAGACAGGATTCCAGCTGGTGCCGCCGTCGAGCGTGTATTCCACCGTGCCGCCGCCGGTGCGCTTCGCCCAGAACGAGAAAATCCGCGTCGCTGATGTCCCGACTGCCGCCGTTTGAATGACGGTTTGAGCCGAGCCAATGGCGACGAAATTGATTGCCGTTCCCGAAACCCCGTCCGGTCCGACGGACGCGCTGCGCGTCATCAAAGCCCCATCGGCCCAACGCGGCTCGCTTGCGACGGGCGTCAGGCTGAATGTCTTGGAGTGATAGACCAAGTTGGTGGACGGCTTTTCAAGCAGGATCCCACGGCACACGCCGTTCAACCAATCGAACCGGGCTTCGTGAGCCTGCGCCTTTGCCAGGTACCCGCTTTGGTTGATGTACGTGCCGGCGGTCGATCGCTGGAACGACAGGCGGCCATCAAGGACGCCCGAGGTAAAGTTCAGCGAAAGCGCGGATCCGTCGCCACCGGGCCAGAAACTGTGCAGTACGCGCCTCGTCATCATTTCATTCTCCTCCGCCAGGCGGCGGCTCAGGTGCCGCGAGGTCGCACTGCACCGGGTTCGGGCAATCGAACCAGTACAGGCTGCGTCCCTCGCTGTCGTATTCCAAGTGCATATGCACGTAGCCTTCAAGCCCAAGCAACGACCACGCGTTCCCGGCATAGCTGCTACCGACCGGACCGATCGTGGTGTTGATGTTTAGCGGCGACCCGTCAATATCGGCGGCGGTGTTCCGAAGCTCGCGGATGTTGAACGCGTGATGGTGATGCTGGCCATCCAACGTGCTCCCGAACGTGCCCGCGACGAGGGTCACAGGCACCGCGTTGTTGGCATTCAGTTGAATCGCAAACGGCTCGAAGGTGTACTTCCATCGGTTTGCGCCTATTGGCAGCGCCGTCAGCAGCTTTGCCAGCCAAGTTTCTACGATGCGACCGCTCACGACCTGCGCGCTCGCCCACGCAATGCCGTCTGCGTTCTGCGAGACCATTTCCGCAGAGTCGGTCCAGCCGTTCACCACGGTCGCGTTGGCGCGGCCGAAAATGCCTTTGTTGAAGATTGGGCGCTGGAAACTCACGGCGGATAGGTCGGGAGGTGCGTGTTCACGGCGGTCAGCAGGTTCCCGCCGCCGAGGTCGAAGTTGAGAAGGTTGCTGAAAGTCTCAAGCGTCTCGAACGGCTGGTACCAGGCGACGTGCTTCGTGCTCTGGGTCGGCAGTCCAGCCCAGGTAGGACCGACATCCAGGAGCGGCTTGCCGCCCATGTTCGGTCCGGGACGCTGCTCCAGATGCTGCCAATCGTCCGCAAGGAATCGGTGGCTCACCACCATCATTTCGTCCGGGCTCTGATTGCTTGTCCACCCGAGGTAGGTGACGTAGCCGGCTGGCCATCCCAAGAAGCTGGCGCTGTTCCTGGTGTTGACATACACCGAAGTCCACTCGCTCGGCGGATCTGGGCTGTCGACTGCTCCGCCCATCACGTTCGTGGATCTGTTCTTTGTGCGATCCCAAAGGAAGTCCAGCTGGATCTGCTGCTGGCTGATCTTGACCTGGAGCGGGATGCCGTTGGTATCGACCTTGTTTCCGGCGATGAATGATGACGGAGGGAATGCCACCGTGCCGTTGGCAGGCACCGAACTGAATATTGCGCTGCCGCTGCGGTACATGGCAGCCGTCCGCTGTGTGGTGGTGCGCGTGATGTTGAACCACGGCCTACCAGACTGATAGTTTCGCCTGGAGCTCCACGTGACGCGCACGTTCCACGCGAATTTCGTGTTCGATGACGGCGTAACATCCACCGATCTTGCCACCCATGTCTTGTGGAAGTCTCCTACAAGCGGTGTGCCGCCGAGCGTCTGGTCTCGCCTGCTGCCCTGCTTTGGCACGAGGTTGTCGGCAATGACTTGCCATACGTTCGTTGAGCTGCTGTTGACGTACAAGAAGGACTCCGTCCAGCGGATTTCCTCCCCTGGCGCGCCCATTTGCACTTGGTCGGTCTGCGGGGTTCTGATCAGCTGCGCTGGCATCAGTTGCCTCCCAGCTTGCGTTCGAGGAGCTGCAGGATCTGGCCGGCTGGCGTGTAATCCATCAACGCAGACTGAATTCCGGACACGGCGCCGCCTGCGCCATAGACATCGGCAGCACCGACGATGTCTGCGCGGGCGCCGGAGAAATCAAGCGCGAGCCCCTTGCTGACGGCGTTGATAAGGTTCGATGACACGACGAGAAGGTCCGCTGCCACCGATCCGATGGCCTTGCCGAAGATGGCAATGTTCACGATGGCCTCGCCGATGGCTTCTTTGTTCTGCACCAGGAAGTCCGTCAGTTCAATCAGCCCTTGCGTCTTGATGCCATCGACCAACGCAGAAAACGGGCCGAATGCCTCGCCCAGCGCCATGTCCGACTTCATTTGCTGGATCTGCAGACCTGCAGCGGCCGCCATCCCTTCGGCTGAGAACGTGCTGCCGAGCTCCTTGAGCCGGTTGAACTCCGACATCATGTTTCCAGCAATCGACTGCAGCGCGTTCCCAAGCATCCCGCCGAGAAACACGTTGCGAATGTCCATTGCGGCTGACTGCAGCCGTCCCAGCTGTGCCATGGCGCGATTCACGCCCGCCTGGACGCCTGAGGCGTCCGCGGTGAGCGTGATCACGGCCTTCATGTCGGACCTAGCCACGGTGCACCGCCTTCATGAAATCCTCTATGCCGGACTTCTGCCATGGGCACAGCACGTGCGGCGGCTTGCCCGTCAACGAGCAGGCGACGACGGTCAGCAGGAACTCGACGCGCTCGAGCGTCGTCAGCTCCTTGGCCAGTGCGACGGGAGCGTCCATCGTCGGCATCAGCCTCCAGAGCCGCCGATCGGCGGCTGTGTAGGGCGCGGGCGGATGACCTCCTGCGCCAGGGTGTTCGCTGCCTCCAGAGGAAGGTCGAGCACGTCGTCTTTCGTGAAAGGCCGGCCGTCGGCGTGGCGGACCACCACGTGGAACCAGCTCGGGTCGTTGACATCGACCCCGACCGTGTCCCGCAAGGTGACCGGGCGGACCTCGACGGCTCCGACACCGTCGAGATCCACCCGGCGCCAGGATGGGCTCTTGTCCGTCACGCGATCACCGCCGTTTCGACGAAGCTGACCGTGTAAACGGAGGCGTCATCGGCGGCGTACGCAAAGTCGCAGCCGGTGATGGCGATTTCCATGGTCAACGCCGGCTCACCGGACCACACCATGGTCGGTGGATTTGCCAGGTTGATCGACTCCATGGCGGTCACGATCGTGCCGTGGTTGTTCCCGACGTACGCCTCGAAGGTGCCGCCGCGCTTTACCCGGCCCGGGATCGAAAACATCTTGGTGTCTCCGTGCGCGGTTACATCCACCTCGGACGACTGCCGGGTGATGGTCATGTTCCTGATCGGGATGCTCTGGGATTCGATGGTCAGTGTCCCGCCCCAGCCGACGATGCGTGATGGCATTTCTCTAGCCCTCCATGAATTGGAATTCTGCGGTCAGGGTGCAGATGCGCTCCGCATCTGCCTGCCCGTCATCAGGTGCCGCCCTGCTCTGCGCCATTTCGGCGCCCGTGAGCTGGAACTTCCACCCGCTCTGGGTCCAGTTGCCGTCGATTGCGGCAAGCGCCACGAGCGCGGTCGTCCAGGCGGTGTTTGCGCTGTCAGCGACGCAGTCCAGGCGGACCGTGAGCAGACCGCTGTCCACGGTCAAGCCGGTCGAGTCCAGAAACGGCGACATCCGGGTCACCTCGTAGACCACCGCGGGCGTCGCGTCGCCTTGCCGGCGCAGCTCGGAGCTGACCGGGACGGCGATCCCGGCGTTCAGCTTGGCGTACAGGGCTTCCAGGAGCGAGCTTGCAGGCATCAGGCAGCCCTCCGTGCGCGCTTGACGGGCCTCATGACCTCGGCAATGAGGAGGCGCTGGGCCTCCCGTGCGATGGTCTGCACGTGCTTCTCCGCAATGGGCCGGGAGATCCTGCGCCCGGCGATGCGGCGGGAGCCGCCGGCGCGGGCGGCCTCACGGCGGCCCGTACGTGCCTTCTGGGCGGCCGCGATCTGTTCGTCGGCTCCGGGCAGCCTCTGCTGCCAGGCGGCCCGTATGCCCGAATACAGCGCCTGGCGGGCGTCCTTGCCGCGCGGGCGCCCGCCGGCGGCGGCGACCTGTTCCTTGAAGAACACGTTCCGGCGGCGCTTCAGGCTGTTCACCTCGTTCCCGAGCGTCGCGTACGTCGCGTTCTTGCTGTAGTGCCGGAAGCCGTTCTCGAGGATGTGCCAGAGCTTCACGTAGCCGCCCACGCGGTAGTTCGCGCCAATCTCCAGCGTGGCCGTGCCGGCCTTGGACCCCTTGCTGGCAAACCGGATCCGGGCCTGCTGGCCGTCCGCGATCTCCCCGGTGACGAGGCCGCGGCGCTTCTTGGCGGCTGCCCAAGCGCGCTGGAGATCCTTGACCACCGGCGCAGCCGCCCGGCGCAGGGACACCTGGTAGGCGCGCTTGCGGGCCTTCTCGCTCATGGCGAGGAGGCGAGCCTTCGCCGTCGCGGCGTTGAGCACGGCGTGGATCATGCGGGCTCCGGTGCTCCAATTCCGTCCGCAGCATCCATCTCGGTCGCAGTGATCCGGAGACGCCGCTTGCGGCCGCTGTCGGGATCGACCACGCCGGAAATGTTGTAAAGGCGGTTGTCCGTGAGGTCGCGCAGGCGGCCGCCTGCCGTGATGGACGGGTGCCAGGACGCTTCGATCACCACGTCCGTGCGGATGGCGACACCCATGTCATCCATCACCTCGCGCTGGGTCGGCGTCTTGACGCCGGCAATGACAACGACCGCCGTCCAGGTGGTGGACTGCTGGCCGACCGTGTTGGCCGTGACCGTCGGGTTCTGGTATTCGAACGCCTCGCGGCGGTATCCGGCGCCTGCCATCCGTCACCCCACGCTGTTCGGGTTGAATTGACGCCGCAGCGCGTCGGTGAACCACGTGCTCGGGGTGACGGCGTCGTCGCCCCGGAACCCGTAGAGCTGCCCGACGCGCTCCATCAGGTAGACCTTTTCCGAGTCCTTCAGGTCGTTTTGCAGGCGACCCGTCGCCGTCGTGTACTCGTCCCAGGCGGCGCTGATCATCTGCGCGATGATCGCGTCGTCCTGCGCGTGGCTGATCTTCAGCCAAGCCTTGCACTCGGCGGTAGTCGGAATCGTCGCCATCGTGTGCCTTTCGCGTGTCCGCCGGGCGGGAGCCGAAGCCCCCGCCCGGCGGCAGCGTGATGGGAAGGATTAGGCCGCGATCAGCACCTTGATGGCCGAGGTGTCCACCGGCTTCGCGTCGCACCGCATCCGGCTCGAGTAGCGGATGAGGCCCGAGCTGCGCTGGGAGACGTCGTCCACGGTGTAGTTGATCACCGAGCGGTCGATGATCCGGTAGCCGCGCTTGAAGTCGCCGAACGCGATGCTGCGCGTGCCGGCCGAGTAGGCGGTCGGCGCGAACTCGGACAGGTAGACCGGCTTGCCCATGAACAGGGCGACCGCGCCGTCCTTGAGGATGTTGGCGTTCTCGCCGTTCAGGATGAGCTTGTTGCTCGACACGCCGGACTTGACGATCACACCCCAGAGCGCCTGGTTCATCAGCCAGGCCGCGCCCGGCAGGTAGGCCGGGTTCAGGGCGTAATACAGGTCGATCACCTTTTCGATGGCCGGCGCCTGGGCGGCGGTGTAGTTGACGCCCGTGTAGCCCGCGCCGCTGTGGAAGATGCCGCGCGGCTGGTTGGCGCCGGTGCCGGTGGCGAAGAAGTTCTCCCACAGGCGGCCGTGGGCGCGGCCGTGCTCCTGCACGATGTTCTGCGCCACGTCCCACGCCGTGTCCTGCAGCGCCTCCTCGGTCACGTCGGTCTTGACGCCCGACTTGTACGAGGTGAACTGCACCTTCGTGGTGGTGAAGTCCTGATCGCTGTAGGCGGCGGCCTCGCTGATGAGGGTCGCCGTCATGCGCGCATTAATGACGGAAACGTCGGTGTCGGTGCCGCGCACCTCGACCGTGGCGAGCTGGCGCATCACCGACTCCTGGTCGAGCGCCTTGACGAATTCGCCGGACAGCTGCGGCATGGTCGCGTTGGCGCCCATGCCGCCGCCGATGGAGATGCCGATTGTGCGGTTCTCGCGGAAGCCGCCGCGGGCCCAGGCGCGGAACTCGTCCACCTCGGGCTTGCTGATGCGGAAGCTGCCGGACTGCGGGACGGTGTTCGTCACCTTCGCGCGGACGGAGGTCTCGAACTGCTCCTTGGCGCTGCGGATCGCGGCCTCGAGCGGCTCGATCTCGGAGAGGATCTCGAGCTGGCGATCCTCGGTGGCGGCGTCGTACTCGGCGCGAAGCTCGGCAACGCGCGCACGGTTTTCCTTGAGACTCATGCTGTGCTCCTTCTTGCCGCGGACCTCCGCGAAGGTCGCGGCCCCGTATGCGGCGTTCTCAACCAGCGACACCTCGTGCAGACGCGCACGGGTGACCGTTCGGGAGGACGCACCCTCCCACGTGTCGGCCTCGACAACGAAGCCAATGCTCATCTGGCTCACCACCCCGCGCTTGACGAGGTCGCGGATCTCGTCCGCGCGCTGGGTCGTGCCGAGGTCTGCCTCGAACGCGATCCCCTTCTCGTCCTCGGTGATGGTGAGCGTCCCGCTGCGCGTGTTGGCGAGCGGGTCGGTGTGGTCGTGCATCCACCAGAGGGACACGTTCCCCTCCGGCTTCAGGGCGCCTGGCGCGATCTTCTCGCGGAACGTGCGCCCGCGCTCGGAGATCGGCAGGCTCCACGTGTTGAACACGGCGGCGTAGCCCTTGACCTTGCCGCCGTCGGAACCCGTCAGCTGCGCGCGGATCTCACGCATCGGGCTGCTCCTCCTGCTGGGCGTCCTGCTGCGGCGTCACGCCGCTGATCACCGGCTTCGGCTCGTCCAGGCCCGGCCACGGCGCGAAGCCCATGCGCTTCCGCACGTCGTTGGGCGCGAGCGCGCCCACCTGGAGGAGCTGTGCATACGCTCGGCCGGCGGTTCGGAAGTCGCCCTGGGTGATCGGGCTGAAATCGAACGAGACCGCCGTGCCGGGCGCCGCGAGCTTTGAGGTGAGCTCGGCGGCCCAGTTGGCGGACCATGCCGAGAGCGCGTTGCTGTACAGCTGCGCGATCTCGGGCTGCGTCCGCGCGTCGCTCATGTCGAGCATGGCGGCCGGGACGCCGAACAGCGCCGCGACCTCCTTGACCCCTGCGGCGCGGGCGGCCGCAACGTCCTTCGCCATGGACTGCGCGAGCTGCTCGACCTTCATCCCCTCGCCCACGAAGATCGGCGTGGCGCTGTTCGCGGCGGCGCCGTGCTGGGTCATGTACGCCGTGCGCATGGCGTCGCGCACCGCCGGCTGCAGGGCGCCGGGGTGGCTGAATGCGACCTTCCCGACGAGCCCCGTGGGCGCCGACGCATAGAACACGGTCTCGAGGTACGCCAGGGCGGCGAGGCTCGTGGACGCGGCCGAGAGCGGCGAGGTGCCCCAGTAGGGGTTGCCGGCGGTCGGCAGCGCCTTCCAGTGCAGCACCATGCCGTAGTCAAACGGGACGCCCTTGTACTCCCAGCGGAGCGTCCCGTTGGTCTCCTCCTGCATCGACACGTCGCCCGTCGAGATCGGCTGCAGCGAGATCGGGTTCCCCTGGTTGTCGATTTCGATGATTGCGAACGCGTTCCCCGTGGTGAGCGCTTCGGCCACCATCCACCGACGGAGGTCCGTTCCCGTGAGCGCGTCGCCCCACGCGTTCCCGGTCAGCAGCTCCTCGACGGTGGATCCTTCAACCGGGTTCCCCTGCCGGTCGTGGACATGGACGGGAACGCGCGCGAGGTCCGACGCGATCTGGTTGATGCAGCGCTGGACCGCCGGGAGCCCAACTATCGAGCTGGCGACGTAGTTGAGGGGAGTCTCCCAGCTGATGTTGGGAGTTGCCCGCTTGAAGATGCGCGACCAGAATGCCACGCGCGAATTTGCGAGGAACGCGGCATCGGTGTCAAGCGTTTTGGAGTAATCCCGGACAACGATCTAGAACGCGATGCGGGATGCGTCGGCCGAGTACATCGTTTCGACCATCATCTCGCGGTCGTGCATGACCTTCACGGCCATGCAACACGCCGTTACGGCGTCGATGTTGCTGGCCGAGCGGCCCTTGCTGGGCACGTGCAGGCCCGTATCGCCGGGCCGCAGCCGGCAGTGCGCGAGGTTCAGCCGCAGCACCGGGTCGGTCTGGAACTGGATCCGCTTGCCCCGGACCATGTCGGCCCAGATCGCCCAGGCGGACCCCATGAACACCACGTTCTGCGGCGCCCGGCTCCAGCTCCAGCCGTGCTTCCGTTCCATCGACTCGCACCAGGCGGACGCCTTGCCGGCCGGGTCGGCCACCAGGTGCTTGAGCTGCACGGTCTGGGCGATGGCCTCGATCTGCCGCTCGAGAACGCTGTAATCCACGGTGTTCCCAAACACCGTCAGCCGGCCGAGGTCGCGCCACTCGCGCAAGGGCTGGTGGCTGCGCTGCTCGTCGGAGGCGATGTCGTTCCCGGCCCAGTAGTGCCAGCTGCGGGACAGCACCCGCTGGCCGTCCCAGACGGCCAGATTCAGGCTGGTCAGGTCGCACTGGCTCCCGGACGCCCAGCCGCCCTGGCTGAAGTCCACGCCAATCACGCCCGGCAAGCCGCGCACGTCGGCCAGATCCCAGTCCGCCACGCAGGCGTCCAGCAGGGCCAGCGGGAACGCGCCGGCAAGGTCGTCGGTGAACGTGGCGAGCTGCTGGGTGAAGAACTCCTCGCGGTCCCGCGGGTTGCCGCTGTCCAGGAGGGTGCGCTTCTGGAACTCGTACTGCGCGACCGTGGTGTGCACACCAAGCCCGGGGTGGGCCTTCGCCCAGGCGCCCGGATCGTCCGGGGCGTCGCCCGAGTCGATCCCGAAGATCATCCCGCACAGGCCGTCCGTGGGACGCTCCCCGGCGTCGTACGCCTTCTCGAGCTGCCGGATGATGCTGCCGTAGGGGTTCTGGAACTGCTCGGCGTCGGGCGTCGTGACCACCAGCATCTGCGACCCTCGGACCTTGCTCATGCTCGAGAGCGCCCGGCTGAAAGTCTCGTCCATGCGCGCCGCCTCGTCGCAGATCAGGAGCTGCGGCGTGATGCCGTCGGCGTTCTTGACGGTGGACGGCCGGCACTTGATCGACCCGCCGGGGTGGACGCACAGGGCGCCCACGGTGCTCATGTTGCCGCCGTAGAACTCCCACTCGGGATCGTCGGCGCCGAAGGTGTCCTTGATGAGCTTCTGAACGAGCGCGGCCTTCTCCATCTGCGTCGCCAGCACCACGACCTCGCAGTTCTTCCGGCCGGCGCGAGCGGCCTCCTCGACCGTCCAGGCGGCGAAGATCGACGCCATGCTCGTCTTGCCGGCTCCTCGGGCCACTTGGATGACCATGACACGGACCGCAGGATCGCCTACCTCGTCGCGCCAGGCGACCATCAGGGCGAACGCCATCACCGCCCACGGCATAAACTCCCAGCCGAAGCGGTCCCTGGCGTAGGCGACCAGCCGGTCCAGCCGGTCTGCGTCCCACGGGCCACCGCGCTCCCGTTGCGCCCGGTACTGCCCGCATAGCACCTTCAGCCGCCTGTTTGCCGGCTGGGTGCCGTCCAGGACGGCCTTGGCGTAGGCGTCCGCGATGTCCAGCCCGCTGGTCGGCTTCTTGCGCGACGCCCTAAAGGTGCTTTTGCCCGGTGG